GCATGACTTGGTTTAAAGTTGACTGGGTGCAAAAGGATCGTCTAACTACCATCGTGTATGCCGAAGACGAGAAAGCTGCTGAGGATGCAGCAAGGATGCAACAGCCTGACCTCATTACAACGGTTGGTAGTCATGCGTATGACTTCGCCTTTGAGGTGAGCAAGGGGGCCGTCTCCTATAAGTTAGACGCCGATGAAGCGGCTTACCTAAGGACTACGCTACGCACACTCCCCCGCGTAACTCTGCACAAGGAGATGCTTGAGGTGTTTAAGGCTGGCGAGACAGCCTTCAACCTAGAGCTTCTGGAGATGCCCGCAAGGGAGTCACATTCGTACTATCAGGACAAGCTGCGTATCTATAGAGAAGAGCTAACCATGCGAACAAATACGTTCGGGATCAACTCCGATGTTTAGCTGCAATAAGTGCGTGGGGAGTTTAAAGCTCTCCGCCCTCGGCCTGAGGGTCCATACTGCGTGTCGATGGGAAGGCCCCTGCGAAGTATGTAGTGCAAGGGGAGACTGTGGGGAGGTGTCCTGCCAGATAAACGCTTACTGGACGGACGATGTAGACGATAGGGTGCAAGGTATCATGGCAACTAAACCTAGACCTAGCATAGAGCAGATGCGTCTGGAGCTAACGCGCTATGAGATTGAGGAGGTCTTCTACACTAAAGATTACCAAGCTATGCTGATGGACAACCGCCCAACCCAGCAGCCACTAGATAGTACAGATGGCTGGCGTTCGGAGGCTGATATAGAGGCTTACTTTAAGGCGTCATCCCCAGAGGAGATTGAAGAGACATGGGAAGACACTTGCAATGCGTTCGGGGAGTACAAGGGGGCGGGCGATGTATAAGTACGTCAATGTCTACCTCGAAGATAGAGCATACGGCGGTCCCGAAGAGGGCGGCTGGTATTACGACTGCGGACAACCCGTTAGTTCAATAGCCTGCGACAACGATGCGGAAGTGTCTATGTATAGGGGGCTGATGGGCGAGTGGTGCGATAAACAGAACAAGGACCGCTCCCCGGTGTATTCGGTAGCATCGGAGGGTGTGTTTGTCTCCGTTGTTGAAGACAATCCCGCAAGGGGTTATCCGTCTGAGCGTCCTTACTACGAGTGACTGAGTCGTTACGCACGACTAAGTCCAATTAGTAAGGGCGGCCTGTCTGGGCAGGTGCGGAAAAGAAATTAAGCCTAGAGCGTCCCGGCAATGGCCGAATGTTAGAAGGGGACGGTGCGAACGCCTAGTGCGATAGCGTGCCGTAGCAGCCTGAACACATTGCCGGGGGTTTGCGTTTTAACTACTAGGTCAGGGGAGGAATACCCTGGCCGCTGTTATTACTAACCTCGATATTCCTCTCCAACCATGCCCTGCTGCGTGTTCGGTTTGATGGCTCGGTCCCGCCCATACTAGTTAGGGCGTGTCCCCCTATGACCTTACACCAGTACTCCTGTGTTGCGACTGTTTCCCTCAGCCTTAGCTAATTACTACAAGTAGAGTCCAACCTTGCATTGGTAGGGCAAAGTAAAAACGAAGTGGGGCCGTCCACTACCCCCCAAGTTTGCTCCTTGGGTTCTGGGGTAGGGTGGCGGCTCTGCTACCCAATCAGTAGTCGGGCCTTCGTCTGGCTACTTGGCAATGGTGCCTACGACAACGGAGATAACTATGGGTGTTTACACCGACGCGCTGCTGGAGGCTGAAGGCTTAGAAAGCGTAGATGAGATGCTAGAAAAATTCGCCTTTGAGTCTGTCGTTCCCGGCGTGTGCAGGGACGAGGAATGCTTAGGCACAATGGAGGTGGAGCCAGACCAGGACGAGGGCTGGTGCTGCGTCTGTAACAAGACTACGGTCGTGTCCTGCCTCCGACTATGGGGGATGGTTTGATGGCGTGGCTATGCCAATGCGGGACCGGGCTACTAGTGGGTGACCCGCCCGAACACTGCCCGCTGTGCAATTTCCCACTACACGAACACTTCAACTATATGGAGGATGAAGACGATGAATAGAGAGCAATGGTTGGACGATGCCGCAGCCAAGATGAAAGGTTGGGTAATGGATGCGCCGGGAGGGGAGGACTACCCGGATCCGCTTATCTCTGTTGGGTTCCCCAAGGGTAGTCGTGGGGGAGGTGCAAACAATGCCATTGGGCAATGCTGGGATAAGAGTGTGAGCGGCGACAAGGAGCGCGCCCATATCTTTATTATCCCGACGATGATAGACCCGAAGGAGATCCTTGCTGTCCTGTTGCATGAGTTGGTTCATGCTAGTGTCGGTACCAAGTGCGGGCACAAGGGCGCGTTTAAAACCTGCGCCGTTGGCGTGGGACTGGAGGGCAAGATGACTGCTACTGTGGCGGGGGAGTTCCTCGGCTTGAAGCTGGAGTTGCTTTCTAGGGAGTTGGGGGGGTACCCGCACCCTGGATTGTCCGTGCCCAAGCGAGGGAGCAAGGGGAGTCGGCTGCTTAAAGTTAGCTGCGACGTCTGCGGCTACATTGCGAGGGTCACAAGTAAGTGGGCTCTTTATCCGGGGCCGGGGCCACCTTACTGTCCGTGCAGTGACAGGCAGATGCGTTTAGACGAGGGGGGAAACTAATGAGCGATGTAGGCAAGCTGAAGTTCTATGGGCTGTGCGATCAGAAGCACGTTTCGCTACTGCGTAGGGGGATAAAGTCCGCTAAGTACAATGTCGTAGGTGTTGTGCGGGATGGCTTTATTCAGGCGTACCTGCCTTGGTCTTGGGTTAAGGCTCCGGGGGTTTGGGATCCACCTGAGGAGAAGAATAACTTAGGGGAATTAGTGTTCTCGGCCATCCGTTTAAATAGAAATACCTGGGCGGTGCGAGCCGAGCAGGGTTTAATTGTAGAAACAGACAACAAGGAGGAGAACAAATGAGGAGCATGATACCTGAAACACTTATGAATGCGTCCGCCGGACGCTACACCAGACTGCGTACCGAGATGGTAGAGGAGCTAGTGGCGGATAATATGGATCAGCCTAACGGCGAACTATTGACGGCATTGGAGACTTACCTTCTGGCCGATATACATGGCTTGGATGACGCGCAACTCCAGGGGCAGTATGAAAAACTACAACTGACGAAGGAGGACATGGGATGATAACGACAAGACAGAAGGGCCTGATCCTAGATGATATGGGCGATGCTGTGACGCTCCGCATTAGTGCGGGCAACACAAACGACTGGGCAACGGGGCTGCTAGGTACCAAGGGGACGGTCTTCAGTAGGCGTTGGCTTGGGTCCGAGCTGTCGGGGCGTAGGCTTAAAGTCGAGTTCGATACCAGTGGGTTACTTGCCTACTGGGTCAATGGGAAGCACGCTACTGCTAAGGCGGTGCTACATATTTCGAGCGATGAGTTTAACGCTTGCGTTGCTTACTTCGCTGACGTCATGCTACCTAAGGTGCATCCGTGCCGCTTCATTATGGTGGAGCAGTTCAATGGATGAGGAGGAGGTCGAGTGCGAACAATGTGGAGTCTTCTACTCTGCAAGGGGCAGTTGGGACGGCGACGGGTGGGATGATCCCCGTGTGTTTGAGCCCAACGATGATGAGGCAATGTGCGAGCGTTGCATGAATGGATATAACTTCGTCATAACGTTAAACGTTGTGGGCGATGAGGATTTTTCTAAGCTAGTCGCGTCGCCTGATTGGGCCGACTTCCTTGAGTCGTATGAGAACGTTCACCTTAAATCAGTAGAGATTAAACATGGAAAATGAAATTGAACACCCGAACCTAGACTGGGCAAAGGATGTAGTGCGGGAGGCCAAGGGCGACCGTGTTACTGAGGAGGAGCTTGCCACAGTTGAATGGTTCGGGACTATGGGCTGCTACTTAATGATCTGGGGCGGCATGACGCTAGGGATCGAAACCGACAAACACTTACACACTTAGGAGAATTAAACATGGGACAATACTTTATTGCAGTTAACACGACGAAGAAGGAGTTCATTCACCCCCATAACTTTGGGGATGGGCAGAAGTTCTTGGAGTTTAGTGATGGGGGAGGCTTCCTTGGTGGCCTAGCGTTACTGCTTAGACAGAGTACGCAAGGCGGGGGAGGTGATTGGTTGGGCTATACCTCGCCAGTCAAGGCATTGGAGGAGTACCCTTGCGTTGGTTCGTGGGCAGGGGATGCTATCTGTATCGTGGGGGACTACGATAAGAGTCATCTCTACCATGATGCGGAGAACCCCGACCTAGATTACAACGATGTCTCCTTCCCTATCATGCGGGCAATGGCTGCGGATCACTACACTAGGACCAAGTTGCAGGGCGCGTTGGATTGGCGCATGAACCCGGCTTATACTGGGCTGGGCTGCAACGATAAGGAGTTGGCTAAGTATAAACGTATCTTTGAGGAGCCGACCTTCCAAGAGAGGGCAGTGGGTTTACCTGAGCCGGAGCAGATGGCTTCGCGGCTGTTTAATCGGGAGGAGAAGGATGAGAAGTGATGGCTGGGTAGCTACTCCGGACCCGGATCAATGGGTTACTGTCGAGGGTTCTTATCAGGAGGCACCGTGTTCGTTGCTTTTTACGCAGAACCTAGACACGGACAGGAAGGATATGTATTGGGTACCTAATGGCATCATCGAGTTTACGTTGGACGACGCGAGCTTTTGGCTTATACTGCCCGGAAGTGGGGGTAGGCTGCTGTACCCCTTTAAGTCGCGTGGTGACGCGGAAACCTATTACGATGAGATGGAACTAGATGAGGGACAAGATGGCTGATGCGTTTAACTTTAGGTATGTCAATCCGAACGAGCTGTCCCGTGATGCCAAGGCCGATAAGTGCCTAGTTATCGCCTTCGCTTCTGACACTTATGCCCAAGCGTGTAGGTCCGCGATAGTGCGGGGGTATGCTGACAGTCCAGCGGATTATGACGAGATGGTAAGGGAGGCAGAGGGGCGGGGGGGCCGTAAGACAACGCAAGGGTTCTAAACTCTTGCGGGGGAGAGGAAGTGTCCCGAATGCGTTACGCTAGAGTGCGCCTCTCCCCACATCAACGCAAGGGTTCTAGACTCTTGCGGGGGAAGGGAATAAGTGGTGGGTGCGAAAGCATCAGGTGGAATAATCTGCCACCCCTTCCCCACCTCTTCGGGGGGCGTGACCTATAGCAGCCTTTCGACCTATCGGAATCGACGCAAGTCGGGGCGGGGGCTGGGGTTACGGCGTTTCCCGGTGAGTTTCCGTTTTCCTGCGGGGATTCTGGCTAGGGTGTGGTATGATCTCGGCTTCCAGAAACCCGTTTTTCCCCCCAATCGACGCAAGTCCGTCCCCAGTCCGGGGTTACGCCCGTCGAATACGTCGAAAGGTCGCTATTAATCATGCCCTATAATCACCGAGGAAGAGAGCCCAGAACCAACCGTCTTGAAGTCCGATTGTCCGATTCCGAACTGGCTAGTTTGGATCAGACTTGCGTTCGTTTAGACAGGACCGCGTCTGTTATTGTACGTCTGGCCTTAGCCGCATTTGTGGAAGGCCCAAGGAGCCATGCCCAGACAGCCGACATCAATAACCCGCCGGAGCCTACGGGACACCGCCCGAGTTCTTAACATACTGGCCGCACCCTCAGATGGGAGGAAGGTCAAGGTTAGGGTGGTGCGTAGTCTGCCAGCCGATAGGTTAGGTGACTGCACCCAAAATAAAGATCACTACTTGGTGCGTTTAAGCGCCGAGATAGTAGACACTCAGCCCGATGCCGTGTGGATGTTGCTTGCTCATGAGTGGGCTCATGCACTGGCATGGGAGAACTGTACTCACAGCCACGGTGAAGCATGGGGCATGGCCCTAGCTAAAGCGTGGCGCATCATTAGTGGCGAACTGTCAATAGGAGATTTAAACGATGGACTGGAATGAACTGTCCGAGATGGGGTACTGGGTGTTCCCTACAAAGAACAGACAGAAGTTCCCTACCCAATTTAACGGACGCAAGTGGGATACATTCATCAAGCAGGGGGATCACGAACTGTCCCATGCCTACTTGCTTAGGGATGAGGGCACAGGTGCGGCCCTATGTCCACAGGAAACCGACCCCGTGCCCTTACTTATACTCGACCTCGATACCTATGGTATGGCGTTTGAGAATGTCTGGCCACAGGTAGCACCCGATCACGAACTACCTAAGGGTACCTTCGTTGTGGCCTCCCCGTCTGGTGGCTTTCACCTATGGTTTAGACTGCCTCCAGATGTCATAGCTTCTAGGTTGCCCGCGACACTAGACTTTGGTGGTGGTGTAACTGGTGAGGTGAGGGTGTCGTCTAAAGCGTGCCGTCTTATCATGCTGCCTGGGTCACTAGTAACCAACAAGAATGGTAAGGCCGCTAAGTACAGTGTGATCTCTGGTAGCATGGATCCCAACACGCTACCCTATCCGCCTGAAACACTAGCCGTGAGGATGGTAGCAAGACCTAACCAGGGCAAGCAGACTGAGACAGGGGGCAAGCCGACTGAGGCGCTACACTTCATCGAGCTGCTGGAGCTGCTTGATAACATACCCGAGGGCAACCGCAATAACATTGTGGCACGCATCGGTCAGGTGCTAGGGCGTTTACACCCAGGTAAGGGTGTGGATCCCGAGATCGTTAAGTCTATATGGGATCGCCTAAGTGGGAAGCTCGGCAACTTTAAACAGGCTGAGTTCCGCGTCGCCATCAACAGCGGTTGGTCTACTGGCAGTAAGAACGGGGAGAAGTTCCAGGCTAGAGAGAAGAACCCCACCGTTACGGATGTTAAGGCTGAGTGTGAGAGTATCTTTGGGCATACGCCTTGGCTAGTTGAGGTGTTCGACTCCTCGGGCAAGCTGAAGGAGACTCTTGTAGGGTTCGGCGGCTCAGCTAAACGTAGGCATGAGGCAGCTAAGGTTGCAGCGTTGACTGATGTACGCCAAGCACTACCCACATTAACACGATTGGCTAGTGCGCCAATGGATACGGTGTCCCGAAGCCCGCTGTTTATACAGCCCGGATGGGGCAAGGTGCTAGACTTTATGATGCAGGTGGAGAAGGGGGTAGACCATCTAGGTGTGCCTGCCGAAGACCGCTTCTGGGAGTTGCTAGATGAGTGGGCGCGCATCGCTGCTCAAGACCTACTGTTCTTGGAGGCGTGGACAGAGAAGCGTCCGCCCGGAGCGGTAACACCCTTCTTAGTGTGGCCACTAGGGGCGGAATCACCGCCTGCTTTAGTGTTGCCACCAATCATTCAGGAGTCTTTGCTTACCCGCTTAGGTGATATACCCAAGGCCCGCAACCTGAAGAAGAAGTACCTACTAGAAAAGACCCTTGTGGGTATGCGTAGTGGGAGCAAGGTGTGGGTATGTCCCATTAGCCAGCTACCGTCCGTTTCTCAAGAATACATTGGAGCGCAATATGAGCTTTACGTCAGGCTTAGGGCCGAGCGAACGGAGGGTTAACCTTGTGGCCTTCGATGGGCCACCCGGAACAGGTAAGACTAGGCGCATTGTTCAGGCTGCTGCTGAGTGGGAAGGGGTAAGGGCAGGTGTGGTTACATACACCAAGGACGCGGCTGCTGTAGTTAAACGCCGTGCGCCTGATGTTGTTGCGGGTACTGTGTACTCGCTGACTTGGCCGTATGTTAAGGCGTATGTTAAGGGCAAGATCAATGGTGCCCAGTACGCTGCCAGCTACACCAAGCGTAAGATTCACCATCACTTTGACCCGGCACTAGAGCAGTATAAACAGGACGCGCCTAGCTCCAAGCCACCACATAGGCTAGATGAAATAGCGCGTAGCCTACATGGTTGGGCAGAGGGACCGCCTCCGTTTAACCTTGCAGCCGAGAAGGCAGAGGGCCAGTTGAAGTTCATCTTGCCCTTGGCTCGTTGGTTGGAGGCGGGTGCGCCTATACCTGTGGAAGAGCAGTTCGATAAGCTGATGATTGACGAGTCTCAGGATATGTCTTGGGTTGAGTTCCGCGCTACTATGGCACTAGTCCGTGATGGTGGTGAGGTACACGCTTTCGGGGATCCAGGCCAAGCTGTCTTTGGTACGGCTAAAGGCATGGTTGGGTCCGCCTTACCGCCTGTATGGTTAGCGGCTGACGAGTACAACGTGCTAGATAAGGGCTACCGTGTGGGCGATCCAGTCGCTTCCGTAGCCGCTAACGTACTGCGCTCTTGGTATGACAGGCCAGCGCGTATGTTTAAAGCCGACCACATAACGGAGTTGGCTACATGGGATTCGGAGACGGCCCCTATAGTCGGGCTTGTTATGGGTTACTCCCGCAACAACGTAGCTAAGGCGTTTACACAGTGGGGTTTACGCAGTACCGGGGTCATCCCTAAGGTGGCCGAAGCCGATAAGGAGTTGGTACTGTCTACTGGTCACGCCGCTAAGGGAGCAGAGGCTAACGATGTCTACCTCTTGCCTTGGTCAAGGGAGGCTTTGTCTCGACTTGAGGCGCGGGATCCTGCTACCCTACGGTTACTCTATGTCATGCTTACACGGGGACGCAAGCGCGTCTTCTTACCCAGACAACTGAAGGCTAGATTACTATGAAGCGAGATGCAGAAGAATGGTGTCGAGCTGCCTATGAGCGGGCGTTTAAGCGTGCCGCGTATGTAGGGCAGAATAAGTACGAGGGTATCCCCGAAGCAGCTAGGGTTTTAAATCAACTGAGTGGCCGCGCTAAGTTTGCGTCGTGTGTTATGCGTCGCAAGGGTTACATGGTGGAGGTCGCAGCTAGTAGCCTACTGGCATTGGACACTACCTTTAAGTTGACGGATACGCAGCGGTCAAACCTAGAGGGTGCTTGGTTAAAGGGCATACTCTGGAGGCCGTTGCTTGTGACAGCCGAAGCCAGCGCCGATAGATGGACCCTGGTTTCAGTTAAGGGTATTGAGTTGGCTGCTTTCCTTGCGACCAAGGGGTGTAACTTAGCCGTGCAAGTGATCGAGCCTGAAGATAAGCCTGCGACTCAGTTGGGCTTGGAGATACTGCGGGCCGGGTTGTTTAACTCGGACGGAGTCCATTGCCCAGTACACTTTGCCAAGGCTACGCTCTAATGATACACCGCCTACCTAAACACAAACTAATCGAAGTGCTGGAAGCAGCAACACCAGAGCAGGAGTGGGTGCTTGATACCGAGACGAATGGGCTAGAGGTCATAGGCCACAGCCCTGCTCACTATGCTTGGTGGGTAGGTTTAAGTCCGCTCGGTTCGCACAACGTTTTCATTGTAAGCATGGATGAGTATTGGGAGTGGGGGCTAGAGGCGTGGTTTAAAAAGCTGCGTCTAGTTGGTCATAACCTACGCTTCGACCTACACGCTATGGACCTTGTACCTGAGGTGCCGTGGCGTGACACGATTGTCGCTGCCTACTATGGACATACATCAGGCAAGAGATCAATGGATCACTTTGCGAAGGTCAACGGCTGGCACAATATCGAAACCCCAGACGAGCTTAAACAGGGGCGAATCGCTGACCTGCCTGAAGAGCGTCTGTTTGAGTACCTAGCTAATGACTGCATCGTTACATCCAAGATGGCTATGCGCTTCCGTATGGATGAGTGCCTACTAGATTACAAGGTAGAGCAGGCTGTCTATGCGATGGAGCGCAAGGGTATTCGTCTGCTGCTTGATCGCTTCCATGTTGTAGAGCATGAGCTGGGGGAAATAATCGAAGAGCGTTTACACACGTTGCAGCGTGAGGGCCTGACAGGTAACCCAGACTCACCCTCCCAGGTTGCTGAGTGGTTGCTCTCTCGTAACCGCAAACTACCGCACACAGCTACGGGCAAGCCTAGTACGGCCAAGCTGGTGTTGCAGCAGTTGGCTGATGATGGGGACGACTTGGCTGAGGCTGTCATTCAGTACCGTAAGGCTACCAAGTTGAAGTCTGGGTTTATCTCACCACTACCTAAGCTGGCGCAGGACGGGATGCTCTACCCTAGGACGAACACGACAAGAACAAGGACGGGGAGGTTCTCTTGCGACTCCCCCAACCTACAGCAGATACCTAAGCGCGGCCCGTTGGGTAAGGCGTTGCGGGGTTGCATGACATCGCCCGAAGACAACGGTGTTATCGCTTGCGACTTTGCTCAGGTGGAGTTGCGTGTGGCGGCAGCATTCGCTGAGGAGCCTGTACTGCTGGAGGCGTTTGCACAAGGTCGCTGTCCGCACACCGAGGTAGCGGCAAAGATGGTCGGTAAGACTATTGATGCTGTCACCCCGGAGGATCGGTTTAAAGCGAAGGCTGTCAACTTTGGTATCCTCAATGGGATGGGGGCTAATCGGTTGGCGTTAGAGCTGAAGACTGATAAGCGAGCAGCGGCCCGTTTCCTCAATGACTACAAGCGGAACCTACCTCGTTTAAACAGTTGGATGGAGGGCGTGTGGCGGGAGGCGGAGGCTTATCGCATAGCCCGTACTGTTGAGGGCCGCACCCGTATCTTTACATCGAACGAAGATACCCGGCCCGCCGTGTCAGTTAGAGTGCAAGGGTCGGCGGCTGAGCTTATCCGGCATTCGCTGGTTGCTGTACATGAGGCGGGGCTAGAGCCCTTGCTCACTATCCATGACGAGATCCTGGTAGGTAACGCCGATGAAAGAAAGGCGGAAAAGTTACGGGAAGTCATGGAAGACGCTGCGAACAAAGCGTATACTGGCACCTTCGGCAGCGTGAAGTTCCTTGCCGAAGCTAGTCTTGGAGGAACCTGGGGAGATGCCTGAAAATAGAGAATCCATTGTAAACCTCATCGACCGTCGCATTAGAGAAGTGCTTGACGAGATGGGAGATAGACCACCGAGGGATAAGGAAGCCCTTGCTGGGACCGTAGAGAAGTTGTTGAAGGCTAAGCCTTTGGCAGCGGATCACGGTCTTAACTTACTCGAAGTCCTTAGAAACCTAGAACGTGGCCCAAAGCCACTAGAGGAGAATGACACATGAGTTCCGACTCTTTTGACCCTGACAGTTTGCTTAATGCAACTATTACTGAAGCTGAGTACGAGGGCAAACGGTCCCTTACCCCTGAGGGGTCGTACCCGGCTTGCAACATTATTGATGTGCGTGCTTTCGAGCCGCATGAGAAGGCCAAGGACAAGGGTGTTGAAGCCCGGTTCCTTATCACCTTCGACTGCGCCACCTTTGATGGTGACCTCAGTACCTTTATCAACTACAAGCGTCCGCTCAATGCGAAGGCGACTTACACCAAGTTGATGAAGGCTGTGTGGCCCGAGAAGACTGAAGCGTTGACGAAGACTCCCCGAGATCTTATCGGTGAGGTTGTCAACGTTACTGTCTTCCATGAAGACGGCGACTTTGGTGAGTGGGCGGAGTTCCGCTTCACTCCCAGTCGATAGACAAGTTGCTACGTTGGGGGTCGAATCGACATACTGATTCGGCCCCCTCATTTAAACACGCCCCCACCCCCAACACCGAACTAGATCCAATGGCCCCCACAAAATCCCCTAGGCTTCCGAAGCCCGCAAAACAATACCCTGACTGGTCCCGCTTTCTCAAAGCGTTGTGGCTGCACGGTATGAGCGTAAAGAACATCGACCCTGTGCTAGTAGACAAGCACGCAGACAATGCGCTCGGCAGCATCAAAGAGTCTATGACCCGGCGCAATGAAACCCAGGTTGTACGGCCCTCGGCCTTTATCGCCTGTGCAAGGCAGACATACTACTCGGCCCAGGGTGAGCCGGGGGGCAGTATGCCTGACAACATCGGACCTACCTTTGCTGTCGGTCACCTGCTGCACGAACTGTCTTATGCTGCGGTTAAATCTGCCATCCCCCGTGGCTTCCTAGTGGAGACGGAGAAGGAGGTTGATCTACCTACATGGTGGCCAGACGATTACACACGGTTTAACCAGCACGGTCATGTTGATATGCTGATAACCGTAGAGGATCCTGAGGTCGCTGCCGCCTACTTACCTGAAGGCGCACCTGACCAGATGCTTGTTGACTTCAAGACAATGGGCGGGTTCAGCTACAAAAAGCACGGCAAGACTATCTGGGGCGACGACCCTGACGGTTTTGGCTACTTGGCACAGCTTGCTGTTTACGCCGATACCCTAGGGGTTATCGACAAGGGCGCAATCATTGCTGGGATTAACCGCGATTCCCTGACGCAACCGCTACTACCTAGATTCATCACGCCACTAGCGTTGAAGGAAGAGGCGCAGCGGGTCAAGGTCGCACTCGATATGGCACTAGAGGGCAACGACCCTGGAGAGGAGTTCTTAATACGACATGACAACGAAGCCAATTTCTTCTGTGGACGAGGAGGAAAGCCAGGATACTGCGCCTTCCGAGAAGTCTGCAAAGCAAACCCCACCCGTTGAGGGTGATATGGCCGCTACTATGGCCCGCATGACTGACTACGAGTTGGTTCAGGTCGGCCTAGTAGCCCTTGCCCTACTACACCAGAGGGCCAAAGCTAACCTTGAAGGCGAGGAAGCGGAATGAGTGCAATCAACCCAACGCACTACACTTCCGGGGACGTCGAGTGCATTGACGCTATAAAGTCTATGCTCAGCGCAGAGGAGTATCAAGGCTTCCTGCGTGGCTCGGCGTTTAAATACCAGTGGCGGCTCGGGCTCAAGGGTGATGCCAGCGAGGACACGGCCAAGGCTCTATGGTATCTGGTCCGCCTCAAGGCGTACCTTGGGGGTTAACATGAAGTTCCAACGCAACCTCTTCGTCACCGTGCTAATTGCAATCGTGACTCTAGCCGCCTGCGCGGTTCACCTAGGTAGCCGACTAGCCCCTGCCCCTGTGCCAGTATTTAAACCCGGCCCAGGAGTGGACGCTGTAATCGTGAGGACACCCGATGGGTTTGAAGTACACTACTAGTTTGCAAGACCGCCTGTACGCCTTGGATCCGCTCCTCGGCGCGCAGGTGCGCTCACGCATAGAGCAACTGTGCGCTCGCATTGAAGACTTAGAGGCGCGCTCAGACGAGCCTAGGATTGAAGAGCTAATGGGCAAGCTGGCGGAGTCTCAATCGCTAGTGCGCTCCTTAGAGAGTGCCCTTAGCTCCTTCAAGTAGCTTGCACCCCTGCCGTGTAGGCGATCAATCTCTCGGTAGACATCCCGGTACGCCCCTGTCCGCGTAACGTTAAACAGGATTTGCCCATAGCTCAGGCCATCGGGGCTGACGACTACGCGGTTAAACAAGTCACGCTCGACCTCGCGCAAGAGCGTAAACTCCTTGTGCCTAGCGAAAGCTAACGCCGTCGTGTTCAAGGTGACCTCGGGATCGGTTACGTCTAAACCATAACTGTCCGCGTAGAAGCGCGATAGCTCTAGCGTAGTCTTCTGGACAATGGCTAGACCTTCGACAGAGCCGAACCGTTGGGTAGCCATCTCTTCGACAGACTCAAGGCGATTAAACTCTGGGTCAGGCCGTTCCGACTGCGTCTGCTCTTGCTCCATAACTGTTCCTCTGTAGGTCTTGTAACTTCATGGCGAGCGCAAAGGTGGGCACTAGTACGCAATCAATGTGAGTGTAGCCTAACTGCTCGGCTGCGGTTATACGGTTGGTCCCGCCGCATACACAGTTAACTACATGGGTATCAGGGAGGAAGTTACCGTTGCCTCCCCGTGAGCGTGACTCTGCTGCTAGGTCTTCCCTAGGTCCACGCACTACGATCACAGGGTTAGCTAAACCGTCAGCCGAGATTGACTCTGCAATCTTGTCTGCAAAGATAGGGACATCGCGCACAGGGCAATGGAGTTCGTTTAAAGCCATCGACCTTACCTCGAAAGAAGTGATGGCAATACCGGGAAAGCGTAGTGCTGAGACGTAGCTGCGTAGGCGTAGTTTAAGCATCGGGGATGATCTTACTGAACATTAGAATAGCTGCCAGGACAGCGTCGCTTTCGTGGGAGGAGTGACAAGAAGAAGCCGTGATTGACTTGACGACCTCTTTCACTTCGCGCTTCTTGGGGATGAACTTCCGATCCCACTCCTTGCCCACCGCACGGCAGACAGCTTTCTTTAGGGACAAGGGCGCTGCGTGACGGAACGGTATCTTTCGGGAGTGGGACCAAGCCACAATGATAGAAGAAACTGCCCAGAGGAAGGCGGTAGTTTTGATCTGGCCCATAATAAATGGCGGCGTCTCGCTGGCCACGGCGTCAATGGGGCCGTACTCTTTGTTTAAACGCTCCAGCTCAGGCCAGAGGAACTTCGTGAAGGTCATCGGCGCGGTCGCCTTGCCCACCGACATGTTCTGGGAGTGGACAACCTTGGCTGCTTTGCCGTCTTCGGACATACGCACAATGGCTAAGCCCAGGTTGCGGTAACCGGGGTCTACTCCAAGGACAATCATTCGTTACCTCTCTTGTTTAACTCGATCATATCTGTGTAGATGCGGGCACGCATTGCTTGGTGGGACTTAGGTAGGGCGGGCAAACCTAAGTCTAGCGTACTGGCAAACTCCAGGGCAAGGATGGCTTGGGCGCGTTTAATTACAAGGTAGGGTAGGCAGCAGCTAATCACATCCCTAGCCCGTGTGCCCGTGCAGCTCCAAGTGAACTGCTCCTTGTGCTTGGGGTTCTTGGGCTTGTAGGAGTGGGGCTTGCCGCCGAACTGCTCAGAAAACCAGTACACCAGATCAGGTCGGGTGTTGGAGACAGAGATGCGTAGGGCGTACTTGAGCGCACCCTTGTACTTACCCGACGCGATCCAGATTGCTCCGTCGCAGTCAAGCACACCAGCGATGTAACCCCTGTAACCGGGCTCAAGCGTTTGGTTGTTTCTTTTTTCTTCGGGCTCCGGCAAGCAGGGTACCTAGTGCGCCTGCGGCCATGAGGCCAAGGACGGGGTTTAAAGCTCCGATGGCGGAGCCTACAGCATTCGCAACAGGTGCAGAGTTATCTGCGATAGCGTCACCTAGGGGAACTTCCACAAGCGCACCAGTCTCCGGGTCAACGACCTGGATGGGCGCATCGAACAGGGGATCCAGTAGTGCGCAGGAGCTGAGTGTGGTGGCGACCAGCAGGGCAAGGAGGGGTTTACACATCGCGTTTCACCATAGCGCGGGCGGCAATGTAGACGGCGACGGCGAAGGCTAGGCCCCCGATGGCTACCATCTTGAGGTTCTCGCTGTAACCTTCGGTGGTTACAACTGTGGTGACGAGGCCAGTCAACGCTGCGCTGAGTAGCCCTTCGGAAGTATTGAATAGAGAGCCGGGTGCAAGCACGCCTTTCTCGTTGGTGTTGGGGTTAGTCATTTATATAGTGTAACGACATAAGATGCCGCTGTTGCTAGTGCTGTACACATACCGACAAGTAGGGCTTTCGACCCCTCTAGACGACATATGCGTGAGTCTAAAATATCCAGTTGCTTTTGGTGACGTGCTTGTTGGGAGATAAGCGCATCCACCTTACCCTCTAGTCTACCTAGTGCCAAAAGTATTTCGCCGGGGGAGTCGTTCATCACTTATTTGAAGGGAATACCCTATCTTTTTTAGTTTCAACGGCACGTCTGTAAGCCTCACCCAGTCGGATAATGTGGCTTCTGTAACGCTCCTGGCGTATGGGGTCTTTTGTAGCCGCAAGTCTTAGTTTCAACTTCCGTAGCTCAGATTTAAACATCTGCCCAAGGATGTGCGTCTCATGTTCTGGTGCTACCTTGCGGACACCGAGCCCGTAAACCGGGTTAGTTATCATTGCCTCACCCTCCGTGTACTGTAGTCGGGGGTTCTGCTCAGTGCGGTTAGGTAGGGTACCCATCAGTTGCAGGGCAACCTTAACAGGCCAGATCATACCAGCGGCCTCTTCAAAGGTACCCTTACGGTTGCCGCTGCGGGAGCCATCGGAAAGTGCGTTACCCCCGATGAAGGGGGCCAGTGGCCCGCCGATGTTTAGTAGACCGCCATCGGACCAAGATTTAGTTAGCTTGCGGTCGTAGTTCGTATTGCCTGTCACCGCCTCAACAGCAGGTATAGCTAAGCGGTCAGCGAATGCTGCCACCATTGTAACAGCTTCAATCGGGGCAGCGGCACGGCCTAGGTCAAGGCGGTAATCGCCTACAGCTAAGTTAGCTCGTCCCTCCGTTGTATCCACCAACCTATGCTCCCTCATGGCGTGTCCGGCAGCGGCCATTCCCGAAGGGTTCTCCATGAACTTCGCCCATTGCCAGGGCATGTAGTGCCGAGGGAAGGCGTAGTAGGTACTGAAGCGTTTAACGACACTACGCTCGATGTGTGTCAACTGCTCGTAGGGGACATGGGCGGCTTTGGTTATGTCGATGGCCCTGTCAATGCTGTGACCTTCGCGGATAAGGCCGAACATCGTGGCTGTGCGGTTCATAACTTCCGTCTGCTCAGCGAAGTTGCGCCCACGGGCCATAGCTCGCTTAGGTGTAGCTTTGAGTGCGGCCCCAACCTCGCCCCGGCGCAGTTTAGCCCTAACACCACCTTCGGTGGCCTCTAGCTTAGCCCTTAGTAGTGACTCCTGCCTTGTACGGGTACCACGGGAAAGTGAACCTGCGTGTGTGCCGTATAGCTGACGCTCACCAGCCTTTGAGAAAGCCTCTAGCAGATTGATCTCTTCGCCGTTAGCCATGCTGTAGTACAAATCCTCTACGGAATCGAACTCCACACCATGCGCCTTATGCCAATCTTCCACAAAGCCTGGGTTAGAGTGCGCCTCCGCAAACTTAATTAACCTCGACTGGTCACCTTTAAATACATTCTTAAAGCCCCAACTCTTGACGTTGACTGAGCCACCGACAAGATCAGCTAACAGCGCCGAATCTCTTGCGAACTCCTGCCTACCGAACATCATGCGGGAGGCGTCAACGTAGGACAAGAGTATGTTCTTCGGGCTTACGCCCGCAGCACTCATCTGGAAGACGCCTGAGGAGAGGTTGAACACATGGAAGGGCAGGCGGGCGATTGTCTGAAACGTCTTCAGGGTATAATTGACCGTGTCAAACGTCCGTGCAGCAGGCCCGGAAACTCTGTGTACGTCCGCAGCAGCCTTGACCGCACCGCGCAACATACTATCCGCGCCGTACACAACATGGTGCCCAATCAACGCCTCGGCTCCGTTTACACCCAGGCGTTCAAGGGGGGCCGAGTGGACGCTTTCCAGAATATCCGAGCGTAGCATGGCGTCAGAGAAAGACTGTCCAAGGCTTGGGCGGTGGCCTAACTTCTCGGCTTTCTCAATGTTGCGTAGCCTGAGGAGCCCGAAACCTGTGCCCAGAAGGCTATCGTTCTCGATAACTTTAAACTCACCGCTGGCTGTCTCGATAACAAAGGCCAGGGGCGAGCGTTCGGGTGCGTCACCCAGGCCCATACGCACTATCCTGCCCTCTTCCTTGCTCCGAAGCAGCGTCTCCGAGGTGATTCGACTAGCGGCGGACAGCTTTTCTAGATTCGTAGTGTCGTCAATGACATGGACAACCTTGCCGCCCATCATAAGTGACGTACCGTTCTTACCATCAGCCAGCTCAAAGAGCTTGTCGAAGTAGGACGTCAGGCTACCATCGTTCTGCGCGTTACCTAGGCGTTGGATGATACCGAGGAAAGGATCGTCCTCGAAAACTTTGCCCGTCCAAGCCTTGTAGTTCTTGAACCCCTTGATGCCTACTCCAGCTTCCTCCATCAACTTGTCTAGCTCCTTGTTGAGCGCCTTCAATTCGGGGCTGGCTGTCCGTTTAGCTGCGTCCTGTAGCTGGAGGGATATAGCGTTCATATCGTCCAGCGTAAACTCGTCCATTGAACGGTGGAACTTCTGGGCTTGTTTAACACCTAGACGCATCAGGATACCTGGGTCTTCCCTATGTATCTTGCCGAGAATAGCAGTGCCTCGGAGCATGTGTTCGTCTGTAAAGAAGCGTGATATGTAACCGATAGGTGAACCGGGTAACCAAGTACCGCTCTCCTGGGCGGCTTTCCACGACTGATTAGTTAAGAACTTGGCACGGTCGAAGACGCCTTTGTAGGACGGACCTAACGCCCCAAGGACCATATCCTGTGTTTTTCTACTCGCTGAGACTAAGTGCGCTTCAAGATCTGGGAGTAGGTGGGCTACGGCTGAGTCTAGCGGGGTACCATTCCTAACAGCCCGCGCATGGGCCTGGGCTAACTCCTCGGACAACATTCTGCCACGGGCGTAATCGACGGCCACATCCGTAAGCAACTCTTCAGGGATATGTACACCCGCACCGTGGAACATCACCTTGAGTTCCTCCGGGGTGGAGGGTACAGCCGCAGCAGTTAGCCGCTTCTCCGTAGGTATGACCATAAGCTCTTCATGCTCAGGGTGCGATGGGTGTAGGCCGCGCCGCCTGCGTACCTCAGTTAGACGCGCATTACTACCCGCTAGATCGGTGGGCACATACAGCTCATCGTATACCGTAGGGTTCCTAAACAGTTGGGCACCTTCAGGTGTTTGCCCAACCCAGGCACGAAGGCCCTTCATCTCATCATCCCCGACAGCAACCCTAACGGGCTGCGCACGGGGTTTAGGTCCGTGTAACTTGCGGTACTTAGCACTGCCGTCCAAGAACGTATGCGCATCCGACATGGCCTCGCGGAAGGTACCGTAAACTTTCTTCCCCGCACCGATAAGGCCATGCTTCCTAAGTGTCGCGTCAGTCAAGCCTCGGGTAGATTGGAATACCCACCCACCTGTGCCTAGCTCGGTGAGTCCTAGACCATAGGTGTCCAAGTGCTGCGCCGCCGTGCTGCCTGTCCAACGTGTTCGCTTAGCGTCCCACAGAGGGTCTATAACATCCACAACCTTAGTGGTCGTTGTTCTACTGCTGCGCAGCATCTCCGCAACTTGGTCGGTACTAATACTGTGACGCTTAGCGAAGGCTTGTATTGCAGGCATCCCCGCAGCCTGCGCATAAACCTCGGTGGTTGTTAGCGGGCGTTGGGATAGCCTGTGGATAGTCTCAATCCCCTGATCCAACTCTGAGTTGGTTAGCGTTGCCGCCGTCCTACCCACTAAGTCGCCCATTACATTTGAGACAACGCCAGCCTCAGATGTACTCTCTAGACCCGTAACGATGTGCCCAGCGTTTACCTGCCGCAACCTTCGGAGTTGATCCGGCGTGGGTACAGGCACATCTGAATACTTGTCCTCTAGTACACGCTCCCAATGTGCAAAGAGGAACTTACCTTCGTCTGTCCCGTGGGTACTTAAATCTAGGATGGGAAACACATCGTCTTGGAACAACCGTAGCAGTGACTCCCTAGCGTGTGGGCTGCTGATACCCTCAGCCGCTCCCGTGCCCACCTTCAACTGCTCCTGTAGTACCATGAAGCCGCTGCGCAGGCGTTCGTTCGCGTCTATAATACCAGTCAGGATGGACATATCATCCGGGTTAGCTTTAAACGCCTGGAACGTTGCAGCAACCTCATCGGGCATAAAGTCTAGTTGCATCAGGAAGCGCAGGATAGGGCCGCTATCCGCCACACTGAAGTCCGGGTCTTTCCTAGCCAGCTCATTTAGCCCGTGGTAGATGCCGTCGGCAAGCATCTCTCTGAAGTTGCCGTCGCGTGCAACGTCCTGCAACAACTCCTCGCGTATCTTCTTACCGAAACGCTGCTTGGCCCCTGTAACGAAGACCTGATTCTGGGCCACTTTAAGCTGTTGACCAACATTGAAGGCTGTCTCAGAGACTAATTGGCCCGCTTTGGTTAACTTGGCCCTGTCCCCCAGTAGTGCTTTATGGAACATCCCCAGCTCAGACCTACCAGGAACATCCATAACACCGCCCGAGCGCAGGAGTTTAGACGCTTCCGCGTGTTTGACAACGGCCTCTTTAAGAGTTTTGCTGATGCCCTTAACACCTTTAGACGCACCAGCACCCCAGGCGGGAAAGTATGTAGAGTCGGCACCTGCCCCTGTGAGCCTACCCCATACGGCTGCGGCTTCCTCGCCTTTGGTTGCGATGCCGTGCTTACTTAGGGCCTGGAGGAATGCCTCCTCATGCGTAAGCCCAGCCTCAACAGCAACCTTGTACTGATCCGTGACAAGCCTAACGAGGCCGTCACCAAAACTGTCGTGGGCCTTGTGTATACTAGCCACGATGTCCGTTGACTGCATTGTGTATAGGCGGCTCACCTTGTGCCGCTCGATAGCATCCAGCGTCCTGTTTGCAGACTTAACACTAGCCAGGGCTTCACCTCCAACCTTCCAACCACCAGCAAAGTTCTTGAAGGGTGCCACCGCCTCGTTCAATGTCGCCCGTACAACGGGTACATCAAGCAACTTCTGGTTGACGAACATACTGGCAGCTTTACCTATATCCGTATTGAGCGCAGTCTTCGTTATGCCCGCTCTACCTACAGCCGTTGCGCCCGCGTACTTGAGCCAACTGTTGTAGCCGGGACCAACGGCATAGGTGGCACGCCCGATCCCGAAGTTGCCGAGGCCGATGGCGAGACGCCTACGGTCGGTTCCCTTACCTAGCCCACCTAGAGTGGTGGGCAGGAGTGTGCCGTTCTTAGCAGCGTCCTTGGTAGCGGTCTGCATACTCTTGACTACACCATGCTTAGCCTTACTAAGCTCCTTCGCAATCTTCTTTGTTGGGGCTACTTGAATGGCCTCGTCAATATGTTTAAGTAACAGCTCAGGGCTGAGGTCGTCCGTATACTTAGAGAAAGTTTTTCCCGACGCCGCCGCAGCGGCACGAATAGTCGGGTTTAAACTTTTGAGGCGTGCTGCCCTAATAGCCTTTATACCGAGCTTAGCTGCGGGCAAGAGCCCACCAGACAGGTAGGTTAGTGGATCCGTTAGGATCGCAGCACCTATATGACCTCCCACTCCGTCACCAAACCCAATCTGTTCAGCCATGTAGTCTGGCATGACGTCATTCTTATGGTCATCAAACAGACCAAGACCAGGGACTAAGGACATGTCCAGCAAACCCTTCTCGCTGAACAGCTTGATGTCTGGATCCTCAAGGGCACGCCAGATACGCCAGAGAAACTGCTGAGGCACACCAATAGTGGAGTTAAAGGCTACGTCTAGCCAACCGGGCTCTTGAGGTTGTTGCATCTATTTAGCTAAAAGGAAGGCACCGAAAAGCATGTTCTTTCGCACGGTTTCATCTTGAACCATATCGAAAGTGTTACCGTGCAGGATCTCGGCTATGACAGGGTTGAAGGATGCCGCCGTCATACCTGGCTCAAGCATAGACGTAATCGAATCGTAGGTGTTTAGGTAATCGTCGATCCGTGCGGATAGCATACGATGACGCCTACTGACCTCATCTTTACCTACGGGCGACTGGTTGCCTGTAAGCGCTTTACTGCGTGCAATGGTTACATCCTTAAACATCATAAGGACATGGCCTAAGGACTCACGCATAGACCTAGACTCCTGGGCATTTGTAACATGGGTACCCCAAGCGTATGTTTTAAACATGTCTTCGATATCGTCTGAGGGCATCCCGGTCAGGTTGGCCATGATTTCCTTACCAGAATCGCTGTTTACATCGAGGAGACTAGCCAAAGCACCCGGATGGGTCATGGTGGTATCACTAAAGAAACGCCCAAGGGTGCCGTCGAACAAGGTTGCCGTATCGTCCGCTCGCCAAGATATTTCGTAGGAGTTGATAGCCTCCTGCGTACCCTCAATATTCGTTATAAGCCCATCGACAAGCGCCTTGTCCAAGGGTGAGTACATCTCTACGTCACCTGTTGGGCCAGGGTGTCGTGCGAAATAGGCTCCAGGCGAACCACCGGGGGCACCGTCTTCGGGGAAAAAACGCTTCAGCTTGGTTAGACTATGCTGGAGTGAGTAAGAGTCTGCGCCAAAGTTTACTAGAGACTCAGGGGTGACGAGTTGGGGTTGGATATCCCCAGGACCGCTAAGAAGTCCATCGATGTCACCGAAGGGCATACCCGTACTCGTACTGCTACCAAATGCGACCACAGCCTCGTCTAAGTCCATGCCACGGAGAGCCTTCACCAGCATCCGAGATACGGCCATCTGATCGGCGCTCTTCGCTGAGTGCTGTTCATTCTGCGCACGCATAGCATCTAGGAACGACAACCTACCAATTAAGGCAGCGTCCTGATCCCCGTGTAGTCTAATATGCTCAGCAACTAGGCTCTTAGATCCAGTTAGGTAATCGGAATCGAAACCCCCACCCCGACGATCTGCGGCTCGATCACCCATAAGGCGCGTACTGTTCATGGCCCCACCATTGCGGAACAGTGGGTGCCCATTCTCAGCGAAAGCCGCTGCAAAATCGGCCAGAGTAAACACCTCATAACCTTCCAGTTCGAATCCGAGTTCAAGCGCAGTGGGCGGTCCCGATCCAAACATACCAGTTTTCTGACTCTGGGCGGCGCGTGGGGCCAAGGCCGAGGCTCTTAACGCATCCAACGCACCGCTCCTAGCCTTATCGCTAGAGAATCGGTTGCCGCTAAACACGAAGTCGCGCCTAGAAGCCTCGACCTGAGCGTGCTGCTCGTCCGATAAAACGAATGTAAGACCACCGCCAACGCCGCCTGATTGAGTCGCAGCCTCAAAGCCGTCCATTACCGGGGTCACAGGCGTAGGCATCAGACGCGCTAGTGGGTTCTGAATTATTTTTAGACTCGATGTGTCCAGGCTCTCCGTGGACTCCAGCAACCTATCCGTCTGCGCGACATTAAGATTTTGTGCAGCGGCTACTTGGAAGACACGCTGCTTTAATGCCTCGTCGGGATAGTAGTCCTGAGGGACGCCGTCAACGTACATTGGTGGTGTTGTCTTCGCTACCCCAATAGCCAGCGCGTCAATAGCGGTCGGGTCGTCGGTGATCCATTTGGAAAGTGTGCCCCCCGGCCCAGTTACAAAGCGTTTTACCGTTGTAGTGCCGCCCTCCCCCGTGGGTACTTCGACAGAATCACCGTGCGCTGCGATCAACCCATCCAGGGTATTCGCGTTTGGGTTGAGGACATTAGCGCCTAAGCTGTCATTGAATACACGAATATCCGTTACAGCATCCTCTCGGTTAGTTTTTGCAGTACGGAGTTCGGTCACCTGCGCCTTGGTACCGGGCACACTCAGCTTGAAGATATCCTGAATAAGCTGAGCGGAGGCGTGCTTTGTTTTTGGGTACAGCCCCATATCAGCAAAGGTCCGAAGCGTAAGCTCCGAACCATCCTTGACGAGATTGTCGAGGAGCTGACGCAGACCTGTATTCCCGGTAGCCGTCAACTCCTCGTTGGTCATATTCATTACGACATCTACTACTACGGCTGACTCATCACTTAGCTCTTCCCCCGTCGGGCTCTCAAACCACTGGTTACGGACATGCTGCTCGGTAGGTTGCCCGTTCGCATCCACAGCACCACCAAACCCAGGTTGGTTAATAAGTATGGTGCCGTCCTCCTCACCAAAGTTCCTAGGCTGCTCTAGCTGGAGTGAGGCAATCTTACGGTTAGCGTCGAACAGGTTTGTCAGCCCGTCGAGCTTAGTTTCAGCAGACTCAAGGGCTACTGAAATCGGTGATCCGGGGTGAAGTAAGTTTGCATTTGCCTCATCGCTGCCTATCGTAGCTAACAGCGTCTCCAATTCGATTATCTCATCAGCTATACCCCTGTGTTCGGCGGCTATACTGACGGGATCGGGGGTGTCACCTACTTGGGGTACACGCTCCACACGTTCGGTTAACCCGCCCACCTTGCCACCCATATTTTGGAGCTGACCTGTGATTCGCTGGAAGTTCTGCGTATTCTGTATAAACGTTTCGCTGGTAGTACCCGTCGGGGCGGGGTAGCCCGTTTGGGTTGCCCACAAATCTTTACGCTGCTTACCCGCAGTACCCGTGGCGGAGAAGAAGGTGCGTACACCCGTGGCACCCATCTCCCCTACCATGTCTACTAGAGCTGACTCGACATTCGCCACCTCCTCAGGGGTTTTCATCGAGAAGCTCCCGTGTAAAGGTACATACCCGGCACCCATCGCACCATCAACAAAGTCCACCCACCCTGTAAGCGGACCAGAGTTTGAACCCTTACTCTGGGCTAAAGCCATCAAACTACTGACTAAGTGCTTTTGCGGCTTGAGCTTTTCGGTGGCCTCGCCCTTCTGCTTCGCTGCAAGCATACTCTTGTCATGCGCACGCGATGCCCTGTCCCGAGCCAACTGGTGCATCTGGTTGGAAAGCTGCTGCTGCCGCTGAGCCTCAATAATAGCCTCACCTTCCTGACGCTTGTACAAGCCAGCGATGTAGTTCTGCACACCAGCAGGCCCGCTGGTCGCATTGGCGCTTAGTGCGCTACCCACTTGGCCTAGGAACTTAGCTATCTCACTCATGTTTATTTAGGTACCGGGGTTCTGAACACTTTTTAGCCAGCGGTTATAGGCTTCCGTATCGAAGGTGCCGTTCTTCATAAAGGTCGTAGGGTCTACTGTTTGGACGGCTGTTGCCTGCCGGAGATCCGTATCGGCCTTCGTTGCGGCGGCGGACTTCGCAGCCGATGCGGAGGCGTAGGCTCCCGCAGCTTGACCAACGGCACCCAGGATGTTAGCACCCAGGTCGCCTGCTGCTGCTTCGGTTTGGAGGGACTGCGACGCACCACCCATCTCCATGCTGCTTGCCTGAGACTCGACTTGCATCGCCATCTGTTGCTGCCGCTCGGTAGCACTTAGAAGTTCTTTAGTAATCGCGGTGTACTGTCCGAGTCGTTGAATCTCTCGCCCAACGTACTGTTGGAACTGACCGCCGAAGATTGCGTCGCGTACCTCGCCCGGTTGGTTGCCCATCATGCGTTGACGTTGCATTCGCTCCGAACCTTTCTGGGCCTGGATAACCGCCTGCTCGCTGGCCTGTTTAAAGGCAGGGATATCCATAGAGCGCAAGGTGCGTAACGTCTCAATCTCGCGTTTAGATCCCGCGCTTATTTCGACATACTTAGCGCGTAGCTTGGCTGCCGCAGCCCGCCCGAGCGCGGCTTGTTTTCGGGCAATCTTCTTAGATGCGTTGCTAGACATGATGCTACCACCAACACCTGCTACCAACGCGACGCTGGATGCAACCCAAGTCATACGTTTCCCTCACTAAAGTCCAGCAGGCTAACTGGGTCGTCCGAGATAATCTCGGCCTCAATCTTTTCTAGGTCCGTCTCATCTGTAACATGCACGGTGACCCATTGGGTTTCGCTGTGGGTGTAGAGCATACGTTTGGTACCTGCGGGGGTGATGCCGTAGTGGGGGGCCTCGATAACCTCTACACCTTCATCAGTCATAACCGAGATACGACCTTTGAGGACAAAGTAGGGGTGTTCAAACTTGTGGAGTTTAGACACGACAAACATCCCGGCTGGGCTATTCCACTCACGAATGTAGCAGCCCTTACCGAATGCGTGATTGACTGGGCAAACCTTCTCGGAGTCACTACCAGCAAGCGCGCCATGCTCTAGCAGGGCGGCTTCGACTTCAAACGCTTTAGCGAGGAAGTCCCACTTATTCGTTAGCTCAGTCATTGGTGTAGTTCAGTTCGAGTTCGGAAAGTCCCACCGAGGTCGGTTCAAAGGACCAGAAAAGTAATCGCTGGATTCGCTGTCGGGCGGTGAGTCCCCATCGGGCAGATCGTCCAGTTCCACTACCGTCGTCAAAACGAGTCGGGAAAGATTCAGCAGCATCGAAACGACTTCGGTCATCTGGATCCCCGGCGTAGTCTGCACCGACAGACATTCCGTACCATCCGTCTCCCGCTGTAATTCCAAGGTCAGTATGGTGTAGGAGTCCTTCATTTATAAACTGGCCTGTGTCGAGCATCGTGCCCCAATAGCCGATGCCCACACGGGCGTTGTAGGTTAGGGTAATTGTAGTATCTCCGACACCCCCAGGACTAGTGACTGCAAGGGCCAGATCCTCGGTTACCGTGACTACAAGGCCCACAATGGTTGAAATGGTGACTGTCTGGCGGTAGCGGGGGTCTTGGTCAGCAACAACGGTGATGTGTTGGCCGACCTTCAGGCCCGTTACAGCGCCGAAAGTTAAGGTATTTGCAGCGTTGTCGTAGCTGGCGACGACCAGCGAAGTCGGGGTATCCAACTCAACGTCGTCAGCGTAGACCGTCGCGTTGACCTTGGAAGGGTATCCGCTGACATGAATCCAATTGGACTCGCCATCAATATCCGTAGTGCTGAGCGCGTAGCGATCCTCGACAAACCATTCGCGCCGAGCGAAGTGCCAGCGCAAGGCTAGGCCAGTTGCCTCGTTGATTAGGAAGAGCGAGCTGAGGGAGGACGAGACGGATAGACGGGCGTCGGTTGCTGGGGGGAGCAAGTCTAGGACGGGGAGGCCGATGTCTTCAACCTGACCGTCACCTGTAATGGCCCACAGCGTACCGTTGTATGCGTAGGCGATACCCTTCTCGACGACGAGACAGCGGGAGGATGATGCACCAACACCACCACCCAGCGTATTAATTTGGGGGGAGATTGGTGAGCCATCTAAGAAGACCCCCCAGGCTTGACCCAGTACAAGGACGCGAGATTGACGGGCGTCACGGGAAGCCAACTCAGTTGCGGCCTCGATGGTGCCGTACTCGCGCAAGGGCAAGTCTACCGCCATGTCCGTAGGGAAACTCTCCCAGGAATCGGGCGAGGCGGCGAAGTGGATGCGGGGGATGTCAGTAACCCAGACGCCGATGTAGCCGCCCCACTCAAACACACCGCCGGGGTTGCCGGGGATCAAGCCTTCGCTTAGGTCCAGCTTTGCGCCGAGCGTAGCGTCGGTGGCGCTGTCGAAGAAGAAGTTAGTTCCGTCTGGAATCTCGCTCAGGTAGTAGAGCGGTGCGGCACGGCAGGCTTTAAACGCATCCGTCTTGGCGTTGGGGTTGGGTTCGCCGTTCGGGTAGTCTGGGCTAATCGGGGTGATCTGGGAGCGGAAGAGTTGGATGCCCCGGATGGCGGGCATGGGCGGGGTCGGGAACGGGATGAAGTACGAGGATCCCCCGCTACTACCGTCCCCAGTACCAACGACAACTGCGGCTGTTTGGTAGATATCGACAGCGTCGATGGTGGCCTGCGGTGTGCCTCCCGTCTCCTTAAACTGACCCTTCTGATCCATCGTGGTCTGCAAGTCCATATCGTCAACGTCGATAGGTGCAAAGCGTAGATAGTGCCAGAGCTTGCTCCACAGGTTCGGAGGTACCCGTGTGGACATATAGGGTCCAAAGGTTTCGTCGCCCTCACCCCCGCCTTCTGAGGTGTACCTGTTGCCATCCCATAGGCGGACCTCGGCAATGTTTATCTTGAACGCGCTGTCGATACCCGGCACACCGCCAACTGTGAATAACGTGTACTGCCCAGGGCCAGCGGCGAGGTTCGCGGATTTACCTGGGGGGCCTTGGCCATCGTTCTGTGCGTCGGAGTCGAATAGGTCGCCCCAGTCGCCTGTGTTGCCGTCGATGAAGACACGCTCCAACCAGATATCGTGCGTGGTTGTAGTGGCTGCGCGGGTTATCTGGTGGAAGTAGAGGGTCAGCCAAGTCCACTGCTTGAGATCAATGGTGTTAGCGAACTCATCGAAAGTTTGTACTGCTGAGGAGTCGTGCCATTTCTTCTTAGCGATGGAGACTGAGCTGAAACGCCCAGTACCTACGATTAGTGAGCCCTCGTCGCGGCTACTGTACTTCGCCCACAAAGGGATAGTAGCGGTACTTGTGACTGCGTGCGTGTCTGGTGTGCCCGCAGTAATAGTATTGTCGAAACCGTAGCCCAGGAATACGGACTCAGTTGTAGCGTCGGTCATCACCGTAAACGCCTCGATGGCACTGGGAGCATAGTATTTAACCCGCACATCTGCTGTAGCATCCCAACCACCGTTTATCCTGTCCCTAGATGAATCAGGGCAGAAGGCCACGTCTACTTCCAACATATCTTGGAGCGGGCCTTGTCGGGCACCGTAACGGTCGAGGCCCTTGACCTGTAGCAGCGTTAGGGGGATATCCTTGCGCCACATACGCCCATGATACATACGCTGCCCGCCTGTGCCGTCTACCGCAGTGCCGTTATAGAAGGCGTTGAGCCAATTGAAAGTGAAGGTAGCCGAACCAGCCGCCGAACGCACACGGGTCGCTCCAACCGCGTTCGTCCCCTGTTTGCGGCAACACCCCCACATGATCTTATTCCGCGCACTGCCCGTATAGCTGACGCCGTAGTAGTTAGTCCAGATGACTTGTGTTCCAGCACCAACGTGCGGCCAGAGCGCCCAACCATTTGTACTCGCACTATCTTGCGTATGGTTAAATATAGCTAGTGAAAGAGCCGAGCCCGGTTGATAACCGTAGAGGGAGCCGCATCGGCTAATAAAGATGGTGTAGTCGTTACCATCCACAAAGTTATAGTCCGCTGCACGGTGGTGCAGGTCGTCATCCCGGTGCTTACTGCCAGCAGGCTCATCGCGTGTTACAACGATAGAGGTTGTGTTGGCGACGTTGTCCAGCGGTGTCTGGATGCTGACTACAATGTGGTGCAGCCTGTAGTGGGTGTTATGTCCCGAAGCCCAGCTACCCGTCTCGTAGGACTGCGATGTAGCCCCAATACAAAACAGCGTTTGGTTACCACCACCAGCCTGATAGCGGAAGGTGAATTGGAAGGTACACTCTTGGAACGTGTTGCCGATCCAAGGGAACTCTTTAGGCGAGTTGAGGGCGAGCCAGCGACCTGGACCATTCGGGGCATATACCCCCTGAGATATAACCGACTCCTTAACTTCGGAGTTTAGCTCGGGCAACCTGAAGGCTACCTCTAGCGTCAGCCCTGGTTGGCGTATCTCTCTATGTAGCAACTGGACGGAGGAGCCCGAATTGTCCGCATCGTGCGCGATGAATGTTTCGACAGCGTCCGAGGAAACTACCCCAGCCTCAGTCTCACCGTAGGACAGGCTGAAGGCTGGGTCACCCGGCGTAGAGAAGGTCTGCGCGCCAAGGAATACGTTTACACCACCCTCGGCGTCGCAGGGGTCTAGCTGGAATACAGGTCCAACGGTGCCGTCGTTGGTGACGTAGCGGTAGGCGTAGCGGACGAAGCCATCAATCGGGCCGACGCCCTGGGGAGAGCAAGATACCTTGGTGCTGGGGCGCGGGATACCGAGGGGGCGGATGCTCTTGGTGCGGTCGTCTACGATGTAGCTGACGCCGCCAGATGTTAGGAAGGCACGCTCGCCGCGCCGCTGCACTACGGCGTCCTTAGTTAGTGGCTTGCTGAGCTGCCCGCTGTAGCCGATGTCGGGGGCGGCGTTGGAGATTAGGTAGCCGCCTGTCGCAGCAACGTAGGCACCCCCGATCATTGGGCCTTCAGCGAAGTAGGGGGCCTGCGCTGACGTCCGTGTTCCCAGGTAAGCGTTGAGCGCACGGTTGCCTTGGTCGATTACCTCGTCGCCCTGGAGGGAGTCAACGTTGTAGTACATGACTGCGGTAGCCTTAGTCTGGAAACTTCGGTCGGCTACGTTGTGTAGGGCGAAGCGACTGATGCGACCGTGGAAGGGTTCAGCGTTTTCAAAGTCTACGCGGTCCCCGATTATGAACCCGATAGTCTTATCGTACTCGTAGATGATGGGGTCCGATGGTCCACCCGATACCTCGGTTGTACCTACCTTAACGTAGGTTGCAGTCTCACTCCGCGCAATGAAGCAGTCGTAGTCGGTCGCGCCAGCTAGGACAACCGAGTTAAGTACCACCGTGCCCCCATCGTTGAATGTGGCCTGGAGTTTAAACCCGGCCACGATGGTGACGCGGACGAGGTCTTGCAACTCAAACACCGTCCCGACAGTAAGGATCGCTGGCGTTGTTAGTTGTAGTTGGAAGCACCAGTCCAGGCGGGCTGCTGCGTTGGTCGTTGTCCAGAAGTATTCGTCGAAGTCGAGGTAGAAGGGGACTTCGATAACACCTTCGCCGCCGAAGCGAATGTCTGTCGCATCGACGGCAGCATCCGAGCTGAAGGCTTCGGGCGGCGTGGGTCTAAGGTAACTGCTAACTTCGGCAGAGGCAGTATTAGTGTGCGATAGGACGCTGCCCCCCTCCGATAAGGTGTCGTGCCAGAGCAGGGTAGCCGTACCACCAGCGGGTGAGGCGGTCCCAGGTGGCGTTAGGTCTGACGCATAGGTGTGGTAGTCAGTAGTAGCAAAGACGCCATTGTTATAGACCATGACATTGCCCATCACTACCTCAGTATTGGCGGGAGAGAGCGCAGCGATGTTGGCACCGAAGAGAGACAGCTCACCCTCGGCAACAAACGTATGTCTACTAGCTATATCTGAGGGCCAAGCGTCTAGCGATTGAGAGTAGTGTGCGTTTACAACGGCATTACCGCTGTCGCGTTTAACAACCACATGGAAGTCTCCACCGTAGACGCCGTCGATGGTTAGTTCAGCCGTCTGGACAAGTAGCGCGTCAGCCGCGCTGTAGACGCGGAACTGGACTACATGCCCAGCAACGCCGTCATAAAGCCTACGCATGTAGGTGCGTGTGCCGCCGAATGAAACTAACCTAGTCCAGCGTTCAGTCGTCTCGCTTATCGTATTGACGCGGACGGAGAAGAAGATCGTCCACTCGCTGTTTACAGCTATCTCGGTTGTGAAGTCTCGGTCCACAACGATAGAGCCCTTGTTGTCGCCCGTGCGGGCACCGAGCAGGTTGGGCTGGATGTTACTTACGCGGACAGATCCGTTACGGCGCTTGAAGTGCGAGGCTATAGGGTCGATGTCCCTACGCTCGTAGATCGCACTCATCTTGGTCGCCCTAGTTACACTACTCTTAGTCCACTTGCCCGCGATACGGCGGTCAAGGGGGAGTTCGTCTAAGCGTTGTGTTTCAGGTTTAGCCATAGATCAGAAGATCCAAGAGGGGGGTGATGGGGCCGGGGGTTCGGTGTCTATGTTGGAACCGAACGCACTGCCGTCCTCGCTGCCTTCGACTGCCGTCGTGTCGGTCTGCGCTGAAGTGCGGAAGTCGCCTGAGGTGCCGCCGTAGAAACCTTCAAGGAACTCCGTCTCCCCCCGGCTACACTTCCAGTAGTGCTGCATGACGGCCAAGGGGTCGTGGTAGGCTGGGGTGAACTGGAGGCGGGGGACATAGCGCACAATTAAACGCACGCCGTAGTCATTCGTTGGGCTGTTAAGCTCTACGAATATGCCCCCATCGGCAAAGAAACCAAAGAGGTCTGGGCTGGCTGTCCAGGTAGGTAAACCTGACGTCAGACTAGCGGTGGTAAAGTATCTGCGCTCTTGGACTGTGGCCACGGCTGGAGCGAAGCCGCCGAGTTCTAGGTCACCTACAGCGTAGCCCGCAACCGTATAGAGGGATACGGTTACTGGGGTTGCCGCAGCAATGTTGGCCTGGGCGTTAGAGGTTGGCTCTAGGAGCTGCTTAGCCGCGTTGGCTTCCACATCATCGCGCCTAACGGCTACTAAGCTGGCTTCGATGCCGACGATATGCGCGGGCTCTTGTATCAGGAAGTCGCTGGCATGTGTTCGGGCAATCAGTGCGGGCTGGTCAAGGAACAAGTCACGCGACACAGAGAGAATTGAATCCGGGTGGATCCCCCCTTTGATGTTGGTTACTGAGCCGCAACAACAGCTACCGCTAAAGGCACCACTTCCACATGTGCATTCACTCATTAGGTTTTGTAGTAGATCTGCTTAGGGTTGGAAGAGTTCTTCAACGCATCGCTGCTGTCGCGGATTGCGCGGTAGGATGCGGTGATGTCGTTCTGGTTGGCCGCACCGCCCCAGACCATGTAGCAGTCGCGGGCACGCTCAAGGATAGCGTCTAGTACCTCTTCGGGGAAGGGCAAGGGGTCGGCGTCGGCGGTGAGGCGCGTATTGAACTGGGACTGGCTGACCACGAACTGTGCCGTGTTATCGGTCGGGGCGGGCCAGAGCGACACGAACGATGTGGCGGACAACAGAATATCCGGCGTCTGGGAGTAGTGTTGCTCGAAAAAGCGTGCGGTGCCCGTGGCGAAGGGGTTACGTTTGGCTACGTCGGGCTCACGGGCTAGGCCCTCGCCCCGGTTTCCCGACTCAGGTTGGATTGAGACTACTTGACCCGTGGATGGGAGGCTCAGGGAGCGACGTTCAATGGTGGAGGACGCTCCGCCGCTTAATGCTACGGAGGCGGGGATGCCGATGTTTACCTGACCACCAGCGGTTACAGCTTTGATAAGGAACTTAGTCTTAGCTCCCGCGACGTCTACGATAAGGATGTCTTGCGGCATCACATTAGTCGTCACCGCATTAGCTCCAGCGATTGCCACAAGGTTACTGCCAACCACAGTAGTTGCCGAGCTTAACGCCAACGTTCCAAGGACGCTGCCGACGTATGTATGGGCGAGGCCCGGAACCCCATCGGACAATGCTCGCGCAATGCCGGAGTTCAGGGCCTCGTCAATTCTGTCCGCTTCCACACCAGACACAACGCCCAGTCCCAGGCGTCGTTGAAGTCGCGTCCGTAGGGCTGAGAGTTGTGCCATAGTGCTTAGAAGTTATCAGACGCTCACGTTGCCGGAGATCGTGAAGAACGAACGGCGTCCGTTATCGACCGACCATTGGCGTTTCCACTCGATCCGCTTGAACACATTGCTGAGAAGCGGGTGGGCCTGCATGTCACCGATCTGGCGAATGAAACCGATACTATCACCGCTAATACCACCCGCACGGACGGTGTTGAGGCGAAGTGAGTTCCAGTTGACCCCGAGGATGGGGTAACTAGATGTGATAAACTCGGCTTCGAGGTCATCCCAGAAAACCTCTTTCTTGAGGTAGCGGGACCAGTCGATGGAGATACCAGCGAAAGGAATGGTACCCGTTGCACCCATGTTGGTGTTGACGGGATCGGGGAGAGCAGCGGAGGTCCGCAATAACCCGAGCATCTCCTCAAAGCTATCCAACGTGGTGTAGATGTGCGTGGGGCGCTCAATTTCCGAGTAGGAGCTATTGAGGATGGCCTTCTGCATGTCGGCAATCATAGTCGAGTGGTCCGTTGCACCTGCCGTAGCGTGGTGAGTGTCCCACTTGGCAACATCGTTAGTCTTAACGGCTGCAAACGATTCGTCCGACGTATCGCCAGTACCAACCGATCCAAGAACGTTCGATCTCTCGGAGGAAGAGTAGAGTAGACCGCCAAGGGAAACGGGGTAACCGTGGCTGAAGTCAGTATCACCGACAGCAGCAGCGCGGCGGAGAGCCGTACTCGAAATGTCGGAGTCACCGTTGCCTGTAAGGAAGAGAATCTCCTCCTCATTCAGAATGCTCATCATGTTGGCTTTAACAACAGAGGAGACATAGTCGATGACGTTGCCAGGAGGTTGCGACTGGGGGAAGTTAATGTTCCTAGTGCCTGCCTGCAAGGTGAAGACTGCGTGCGTTAGCACTTCCTTCGCCGTAGCCGACAGGTTATTGAGGTTCGGGGTACCCGTAGTGATGTCCGGCTTATACAGCGAGGAGTCCTCGCCGTGGCCGTACATGATGGGATGCCGAACGTTCTCGGAATCGTTAACCATGAAGACGCGACCCGACTGGGCAGCTTGCTTCAGGAACTTCTCACCTGAGTCGGTGAGTGCGTTAATAGGATCGCGGCTATAAGTGTCAATAGCCGTGGACACCATAGTGTCGAGTGATTGTGTGTAACTGGGAACAGCCATAGTAATGTCTTGTTAAGTGTCAGGAAGTCTTAGCGTTCTCGACTGCGCGACGCACGCGGTCTTCCAACGTTGAGCCATCTGTACGGGCAGCGTTTAACTGCATGGTACCGTCAGCGTAAGCAATCGCCCCGTCAGGGGCCGACCGAGAGAGTCCGCTTTGTGGTGATGCTGATGCTGCGCCCGAAGTTGTCTTCGATACTCCAGCCATTGCTACTAGGGTGCGGATCCCTGCCTCGCTTAACAAGATCTCTGGCGTTAGTTTGCCTTGCTGCACGGCTTCCGAGTAAGTCTTTTGGACTAGCTGGTAACCTTCGGAGCCGGGGTGCAAGCCTTCGGTGCCAAGAACGTTAAGGAACGATTCTTTAGCGCCTTCACGGCGGTTGTACTCGGCGTCTTTTGTAGCAAGTAACTCTTCGATTTGGGTACGGTTCATGTACCCGTCATCGTTGAGCTGCTTCTTCTGCTTTTGATCGTGGTTGGCGACGGCGTCGTTAATTGCTTTGCTGACGTAGGACTCAATTTTGGAACGGGCGGAGCCGTCTAGGTCGAGTTCGTCTAAAGAACGGAGTTTACTTTGCTCCTTTGGAGCGGCACTAGCCGCTGCTCTTCCTGCTTCTTCTGCGAGGTCTACCATAGGCTCCTCACTCGGACTTACAGGCTGTGTTTCCTCGGGGGCAGGATTGTTGGGTTGTGTTTGTTCTGGCACGTTTACCTCTCGGCTCGATTAGAAAGTTACACTACTCCTAAATAGGGTAGCAAGGTGGCGTTTAAATGTCAACCGTCAACGCCGCCGACGGTATTTGGGATGTCCCCGGTACGGAAGCGTGCCGGGACTGTAGCTCTGATTTGATCTTCGTTGGTTTTAAACTTGGCCGTCTCCATACTGAGCCCATTGCGCTTGTAGACCCGCTCCATCTGGCGTTTAGACGTTACATGGTAGTCTGGGTGCGATGGGGGTAGCTGGGCGACGATCTTGCCATCGACCCAGTTGGCCTCGGTGGAGATGCCGCCGTTGATATTCTTGGCGGCGTAGTCCTGCCAGCCGCTGACCACGGCGCATTCTGGGCAAGGTTCGGGGCGGGATGCCTCGGACATGGGCTTGGAGACTTCAAATGGGCCGCAGGAGTCGCAAATGTAAGGGTAGAGCATTAGTATCCGGGCTGTTCGATGCCGCCTTGGGGGGTGGTGGTCGGGGCGGAGTTGGTGGCTAGGGCGGAGATCATGTTGTTGTCGATCTCGCCTGGGCCTGCGCCGACGCCGGGGATGACGCCGCCCATTGCGGCGGGGTTGATGACCTCGGAGCGGCGGGCTGCGTACATGCGGTGCATGTCGAGGGCTTGACGGATGGCGATGAGTTGGAACTCGTCAGCGTTGCGGTTGACAGCAGCCTCCTGCATCTTGGCGTAGTAGGCAACGTACATGTCGTGCTGATCGTCCTCGAAGACCATGATCGGCTCCTGCGTTTGCAGGTGACGGATGTAGCGTTCTTCGGGGCCAAGCTCAATGGTGGGTGCGTCGAGGAAGATGTCTGCATCCTCGATGCCCATTGCGTTGCCGAGTCGTCGGAGGGCTTCTCGCGTCATGCGCGGGATGCCTTGGGCGAAGGCTTGCTGTGCGTTGGTGGTGACGGTTATCCATTGCATGAGTGCTTGGATGTCGCCCTGGTTGGAGAGGTGCCCAAGCTCGACCGGGTCTACGTCGAAGCTGAAGCAGGCGGTCACGGGGTCGGGGACCGGGATGGTTCGGATGATCCCGTTGTCGAGGGGGATGTCTACCTGCGTGCCGAAGATCTTGCGTTGGTACTTGAAGCCTACCTGCGCGATCTGGGTCCACATGGACGCCATAATCTCAAGGCGATCTTGGTTTCGCTTGGAGGAGGCGTCGGTAATTGCAGCGGCCTCGGTGGCAGACTTGCGGCCCCCGGCTGCTACGCCACGATCATTCGGTGATACGCCCGTGACGTCATCGAAGAGACGCATGTAAGTCTGGAGCGCGGCGAGGTACTCGTTGAGGACGGTGCTTTGCTCGACGGGACGCATGGTGGCGTTTACGCCGCGCGTGTTGTCGTCGGCATCGACGCCGATGAAGACGGTTCCTCCGGGGACTACGTTACGCGCTGCCTGGATAGCATCATCGCTGATGGCGTTCTTGTCGTAGAGGATCGTGTTGTTGCTCGTTCGTACCTCACGGTCGATCTGGACAAGGGTTTGGACGATCATCCGCATGAGCGGAATCCAAGAGAGGACTTCGGCGGCGGGGACGTCTTCGCTGGGGGCGGGATCGAGGAACTGGCCGATGATGATTGGGCACTCGGGGATCGTCTCGGTGATGACGTAGTTGCCGATGGTGTTGGCCGTCTTGTCGGCAGCGTCTAAACGCATTTCTGCGCTAGGGTCTTCCACGCCTGTGCGCGAGACGAAGATCGACATGGGCGTACCCTTGGGATCTTTGGCCGCATGGCGGAAGCCGTCGTGGTAGACTTCGGTTACGCGGACAATCTCCCAGGCTTTGGGTTCCTCTTCGCCTGTGATGTCGGGACGCCAGTGTTTGGGGAGGTCGCCCCATTGCATGTCGTAGGCGTGCCACTTGAAGCGGCGATGGAATGGTTCGTAGCCGCAGTCACGCGCCTCAAGGGCATCGTAGTGGACGCGCTTGTAGGGAACCTTCTCCTTCGCGTCATAGGTAACCTTGACGGCGAAGTAGGGGGAGAGCATCCCGATGAACGCAGCCTTACGCATCGCTTGGCGGAGGTCGCCGTGGTCAGTCATGATGCGCGTCAGTCGGTTCTGCGCGTCGGCTAGGTGGGCGGCTCCGGGGATGCGGGCCTTGGCGCGGAAGGTCGGGACGCCTGGGGTTAGGTTGGCGACGATCTGGCGCAGGCGGGAGAGGAAGAGGTTGGCCGTAGTCTCGGGCGGTCGCCATGAGACTGTCGAGAGCGCGTTGGCGAGTGTGTGGGCCGGGATGCCCTGCTCGCCAATGACCATGCTGGCTGCGCCGCCGAGCGGGTCGCGCCCGGTGTAGATGTCGTTGATTAAACGCTCGTTGCCCGCCAACGGTTCGTGTAGGGCGGTGGCCGAGCTTTCGATGAGGGCGGCAAGCGCGATGGCTACGTCTTCGGGTAGCGCGTAAGGTTTACCTGTTTGGCCAGTGGTTTCCATTTTGGTTTCCAGTCCAGACTTTTAGTGGGTCGGTTGAGTTCGATGTCGGAGTAGCTACACCCGGCAACTGGCCACGGCGCTCGACCATTGAGGAGAGCAGGCCGAGGGCTGAGATGAGGTCGTCGGAGTTAGAGAGGGGATATTCGATGAGGCGTTGGACGAGGAGTTCGCGTCCGGGGAAGTCGTTGGGCATGAGCAGGTAGCCCTTACGCATGGCGGTCTGGAGGGACATGAGGCGGAATGCGAGGGAGGCGTTTCCGATCTTCTGGCCACGGATTTTGATGCCCTTTATCTTACCACGTTCCTCTAGCCAAGGTGCAAAGAGAGATTGGGATGCTACCTTCTCGATCCAGATGCTCTTGAGGAGCTTGTGGGCCGGGACGCCTACATCCTCGATCCAGCAGGCGGCGGCGTCTGCGCCCCCGGCGATCTCTAGGGCTCGGACTGGGATGAAGATGTTGCGGTCGGCTGGGAAGCCCTTGAGGTGCAGCGTGGCGGCTGTTAGGACGCGGACGACCACGATGCCGTTGAGGTCGCCCCGCGTGCCGTCGATGCGCGCTACGGGATCGTAGAGGAGAATCTCGGGGCCATCGGGGAGGTTCTTGAGGGTCAGGTCGGGGTCGGTGGCGGCTTCGACTAGGCCGGGTTCGAAGATGGCCTCCTCGGCGGGGACGGGTTCGCAGAGGTACTGGGCGCTGAAGAAGGTGCGGCTGAGGCCAGCGTGCTTCTCGATGATCTCGTCGGCGGTCAGGAAGGAGGGGCAGAGGGGCCAGCCTCCGTTGGGGCCGGGGCCTTTCTTGTCGGCGCGGTTGTTGACCGGGTTGATGCCGTCCCAGACGCCGAAGCGGAACTGGGACCAGTCATCTCGGCGGGAGAGGAAGGAGGTTACGTCTTGGAAGGCCCAGGGGGTTCCGATGTGGTCGATGGGGGAGTCGGGCGAGTACATCAGGGGTTCAAGGGCTTCGATGAAGTCGATGACCTTCTGGCGGCGGACGTAGGTGCGGCTGTTCTGCTCGTTGGCGGGGTCGTCGATGACGGCGCGGGTGGGGTGGTTTCCGGCGAGGTTGGATTCGACGGAGGCGGCGAAGACGGAGGGCTCACGGCCTTTGCCCGCTCGGCCCTGGATGTTGAACTGGTCGCAGGGGCCGGACTTGCGGACGTCGCCTTGGAGCGCGATCCAGGGGAAGGCGTCGCGGACGGGGATGAAGAGTCCGGGCAGGAGTTCAAGGTCGCCGTTGAGGCGGTCGCGGATTTCGCCCACCAGCTTGCGGGCTAGGTCGAGGGTGGCGCAGGCGATCAGGTTGCGGGACTCGGGGTGGTGGAGGAGGTGGTGGCAGGTGTCGATGACCGTGATGAGCGTGGACTTGGCGTGACCACGGGGGACGATGGTGCTGGTCTTGGGCTGGGAGTGGACATGCGCCAGCATTTGGCGATGGAAGTCCCCGAAGCGTTTGCGGCTGGAGTTGGGGTCGCCTTTGTAGCCGAGGGCTACGCCGAGAGCAAGCGGATCGTGCCACACGTCTAGGAGCGCGTCCCGTATTTCCTCCGGGGTGTAATTTTTTGCTAAAACCAATGTGTCGTTTAGTATCCCGAATGCCCCGGCCTAGTGCAAGGGGTAGGGGGGCGGGATTTAAAGCGGGCGGCTAGGGGGCGGGGGGGAACGCGCGCGGGGGGAGGCCCGCCGGGGTGCGCCACTCGCGCTGCCCCGGTTGCCCGCCCGCGTGCTAAGTTAATTAACGCGCCAACATTATCTCTCTAAGTCCAGCGCGACAATCAGCAACACGCCGCCGCCATGTTGCACCGTTAATATTAACGGGGGCACTTTGTCCAGTCATTAAGCGCACGGCTGTATCCCGTTGGACTAGCGGCAACAATGCTAGGCAGGCTGCTACCTCTTGGGCAGCTTCGAGTTTAGCCAGTCCAGAATCCTCCACTTGTACAAGCTCCAGTTGATCGACTCCTTCAGTCGTTCTACCTCGTCCATTGCGGAGGCCAGTAACGGCAAGACTCACTTGTCGTTGGCCGTCCTCTTGTCGATAAGTAGCGGCACCAATCAGTTTAGCGCAAGTCGTTGGACTAGGCCCGCCGAACTGCAAGCCAAAGCACCGCTCTCGCTCTTGTATATACCGATCGTGGTACCCATCCAAGGCCGTCTCTTCAGTCACCCATTGTCCCAACGGGCTAGGTGTCCCAGTCCTTGCTGCTGCTGTTCTACCGCCTGTGAAACGATGGGCAGCAGCGTTGCCTTTGATGATGCCGTCTAGTTCGGTCCATGTTGTTTGTGTCGTGCTTGTCATGTTATGTCTCCTGTTGTTGTTGTTGTTGAAGTGCAAAGCGAACTGCCTTGCATGGTCATAGTTTAGCACGACTCGACACCCAATGCCGTCTGGCAGCCGGATTCTGTGCGGATCACTTCGGATCTTTTCCGCAAGTCGTGACGGGGCAACGACTTACGACCGAAAGAAAACCTTTTCGGAAGTCGTCCGCACGATCCGGCCCCCCCAGACGGCATTGGGTGTCCACTCCACTCCGGAGTGGCCCAACAATGGAAAGACATAACATGAAAACAGAAGACATGACGAAGGACGATCTAGAACAACTAGTTCGGACCATGCAAGCTGAAAAGGAAGCTGCTGCTGAAGCACTTAGAATCGAAAAGGAGCGCCTAACTAGAATGGACGGTGTTCGGATCGAGTATAAGGAGTGGACGAAGGACGGCGTAACCGGGCGCAACTTCGAAGTTGCAGGCGGTCCTTTCGGGTGGCGTGGGATTAAGCTTACTCCAGCTAAGTGGTCCAAACTGAAGTTGATCGCGGATGATATTGACTTAGAAGTTGCCACTTTTGAACACTTGTTTACCAAGTGAGTTAGAGCCCCACTTACCAGAAATGGTGAGTGGGGCTTTTTTTGTAGCTACTGTTGATACTACACCACCATGCGTAGCCGTGAATCACTTGGAGGATCACAATGGACAAGGATAGCGAACTCTCTAGTTACCTCTTCATGGGGGTACTACTTTTTCTGGCCCTCTTACTTTAAGGAGCAACATGAGTATTAGATGTAAACACTGTGACTCTCGACTACCCGTATGGGAGGAAGTGCAAGGTTCTTGTCCTTCCTGTTATGAAGAGTACGAACGCGATAGCGCGCATAGCCGTGAAGGTGCTGAATGACTTGGTTTAAAGTTGATTGGGTGCAAAAGGATCGTCTAACTACCATCGTGTATGCCGAAGACGAGAAAGCTGCTGAGGATGCAGCAAGGATGCAACAGCCTGACCTCATTACAACGGTTGGTAGTCATGCGTATGACTTCGCC